CCAAGGTTATCTGCCTCGGCAGATTCTGTAAAGTTAGAGATAACTAGTACAGAGGGCGAGAAGACGAATAAATACTATACGTCCTTCGCAACACGTGCCAGCTCAGCTGACGCGTGGCTTCAAGGTAAGTTCGGGAATGACCTTTGGGTATATGCTAAGCATGTACTTGATCGAACTCAACTGTGGATCCTTCGCGAGGATCTGCAGGAGATAGTAGATAAGGCCAAGCTAATGGGAGAGAAAGCACCTATGGAAGTTTCTAATTTCCATGGCTCTGCTTCCAATTTCAGCGGCCGCCTTGTAGGTTTACCTGAGCCCGCTGGAAAAGTGCGGATAATCGCTCTCGTTGACTACTGGACTCAGCATATGCTGAAGCCACTTCACGATGAGATATTTGCGATATTAAGGAAGATACCGACGGATGGAACGTTCAATCAGCTTCGGCCGGTTGAGCGTCTCTTGAAGAAGGTAGGACCTGATGTTGTCATTTATTCTTATGACCTGAAGGCGGCAACAGACTGTCTGAGTATCAAAGCACAACAGATGATTCTGAGTGTGATGTTCAGTGTAAGACTGGCAGTAGCCTGGAAGAAACTCATTGTTGGAAGAGCCTACTGGTTCTTCGGACAATGCCATGATGTACCGAAAGGAATCTTTCCGCATAATGCGGCCGGAGACCGATTGAATACCACTCGTGGAACCGGACATTTCCCTATACGCTATGCGCAAGGGCAACCGATGGGAGCCTATTCTTCATGGGCTATGCTAGCATTGACACATCATGCGATGGTTCAATGGGCTGCATTCATGGAAGGGAAGGTAGGATGGTTTGACCTCTATGCGGTCTTAGGTGATGATATAATCATCGCCGACGATCGTGTAGCTCAACGCTACCGAAAGATTTGTGAATGGTTTGGAGTCGAAATCGGCTTAGCCAAATCGTTGATATCGTCAGGGAGAACCTGTGAGTTCGCAAAGAAACTCTTTGTAAAAGGAGAAGACGTCTCAGGACTTCCTCTGAAGTTCTGGTCGGCTGCACAGACTAGCATGTCTGTTGCCTCAATGCTGCTCGCGTGGTACCCTGGCGGTACAATAGCAAACTTTGTACGCGCGTTGGGAGTAGGTTTCAAGGGCGCCACTGGCCTCGATCGGACCTGGGAAAACATGCCCAGGCGAGTGAGGGTACTGATGGTGTACCTAACGCATCCTCTCCATTCTAATAAGTGGTCATTCGCAGACCTTGCGGCATGGCTCTGGGCGCATGGACCCAACCGAAGTTGGTCTTCGACCGATGACGGTATGGTAAATGCAAAGCCGTGGATAGAAATATACACGGAAGGTGTAATCACCAAACTGCGTGAACTTATTAAGTCACGTAAGCGGCTCGTTGTGGCCAAATGGCCTATACGGGACCCAACAGTTATGGAATTGCACGCCAGAGCGTACCAAGAGACTGTGCTCTTTGAACATGAGGTAGAAGAGTTTGCGGACACCTTAGAAGATGCCTGGTGGAAGTGGAAACGCCGTTCGTTAAATCGAATTGCGGAGTATGCAGAGAGAATTCTCGCACTCCTGTCAAAAGCAGGTGGACTTCCTCCTCTGGTGCAAGAAT